GAATCTAATTTAGAAGAATCTAATTTAGAAGAATCTAATTTAGAAGAATCTAATTTAGAAGAATCTAATTTAGAAGAATCTAATTTAGAAGAATCTAATTTAGAAGAATCTAATTTAGAAGAAATAAATTTAAATGAAATTAATTTTGAAGAAAATGGTATTTTAGATAATTCATTGAAAAATACTTTAAATAGTTCATTAGAAAATAGTTTTTTTGAATCAATAGAATATGATAAAAATCTCAAAAGTGGAAATATAATTTGTAGTATTGATAGATATGTTGTTAATTCGAGTGGATTGATGATAATACATACAAATTGTGAAAATAAAAAACAAACACTAAAAACTATTCCTATTAAAAGTTACATATGGTTATTTAAAAATTCACATAATGATAGATTGGTTTTAAATAATATTTTACCTAATAATTATTATAGAGGGAATTTATTAAAATTAAGATCTAAAAATAATATGATAGTTATAAATGATTCATTTATAAAAAAACAAATTAATTTAAATGAATCAAACTTTATATTAAAATCAGAATATAATATTATTTCTACAATTGGATATAATAATTTAAAATATATATCACATAATAATTTAAATTTAATAGAAATTAATGAAAAAATACTAGAAATAATGAAAGAATATATTACAACTAATCAAACTAAATATTCACATTTGATTGATAAAATATTTAATAATAAATATACTTATACTTATAATAAACAATTGTTATTGTTAGTTTTTGAAAAAAAAAATTTAAAGATTAAAATGATTTCAAATGAAAATCAAAATTTTGAAGATATTATAAATAAATATAAAACAAATAAAGAATTGAAAAAATTTTTATTATATCAATCAAGATTAAAATAATATTTATATAAAAAAATTTATTTGCTATTTTTATAAATAAATGCTTGATAATTTTTTAGAAATAAAATCAATCGATCCGGAATATTGGGGTAAAAGTGGTTGGATATTTTTAAATTCAATTGCTTTAACTTATGATCCATCCCATAAAGAACATTATCGTGAATTTATTCTTCAATTACCATATATTCTTCCCTGTAAAACTTGTGGTGAAAATTTGAAAAAAAATATTCCAACTCTAGATAAAGCATTAGAATCAAAAAAAAATTTAATACTATGGTTTATAAATGTTAGAAATGGAATTTATCAAGATAATCATCTTGAATGGAAACAAAAGAATTTTAAAAATACATTTGATGAAATTTTTTATTCCCATTCAACAAAAGTTAATATTTATTGGTGGATGTTTTTTAGTGTTCTGGTACTAATAATGTTAATATATTTATTGAAAACAGAAATCAATAAAAATAATTAAAAAATATAATTAATTTTAAATTGAATTTATGTTATCAATTAAAATTGAATTTAGTAATTGAATATTTTTTTCAGAAATAGTATCATTAATCCATTCATTAATATTAGTATTTGATTTTAAAAATAATTTATCTCTAATATCAACAATATAATAAGAATAATCTCTAATTATTTTTTTGTATGAATATTTATTATTAATTAATTCTTTATTTAATTGTTTAATTAATTTATTTCTTGGAATATTTGGGTTAGATATTCTAATATCAGTCCACCAAATACACCATAAAGCACAAAATCCATTTGGATCACCAATATAATCTGCTTTTAATTCATTAATTTCAATAATTTGAAATCCAATTTTTGGTAAATAATCTTTTGGTTTAAAATAATTAAATTTTAATCCTGATTCTTCAATATAATTAAAAATAAACATATCTAATAATTCTGGTTCATAATTTAAACCAATTGGAGGATAAGCACCATGAGGTTCAAATCTTTCAATTTCCATCAAATCCATATCAATAATTAAATAATTAGCGTGTGAAAAAGAACCCAATTCAATTCCAATTGGAACAATAAACCATCTTGAATCATTTGATTTATTATCATACATCCATTTTAATATTGTATTAATTGAAGTATTTTGATATGTAGGGAAAATTATATTTTTATTTATCCACATAATTTCAAAACCATTAATTTCACAAATATGATTTGATATGGTATTATTTATTGAATGTGTTTTTTGTGATAATTGATTAAAAGATTGTGTAGAATTACAAGTAATTATATCATCTTTATTTTTAATAATATTAAGTGAAGATTTAACATAGTCAGAATTATTTGTATTAAATTTAGATAATAAATAAAACATTCCAATTAATACATCAATTGTACTGCCAGAAAATGTGGATACTACAACATTAGGATATTTAGAAATTAATTGGGTAAATTTATGCGTAGTTGGATATGATGATGTTTCAAAAGCATTTTTAGATTGAATAAATATTTCAATTGCTTTAGTTAATTTATTTTTAATGATATCAAAACAAATATTATTATTTAATTTAGTCTTATCTTTTATATTAGTATCATTAATAATATCGAGATTTTTAATTAATTCTAATTCAGTTTCATTTAATTCAGATAACTTTATAATTTTTTTACATCTATTATCCCAATACTCTATCCACTTTGATGATGTAGAATCATTTGTTAATAAATTCAAATAACTTTGCGTTATAATGTTTAAAAAATCATCATAATCTTTTTTTTCTATATGATCAAAAATTGTTTCATTACCATTCACCACAATAAAAATATCTAATTTTTTATTTACAAGTAAATTAGATATATTTCTCCAGTAATTATTTTTAATAATCAAGTAAAGTATACTTTCACCTTTAAAGTTTTGTATATTCATATCAATCAATTCACTTATCCAATTAATTAATAAATTTAAATTAACACTAGAAAAAAAATTAATATTTGAAAAAAATATATGTGATGGAGTATTTCCATCAATATTATAAATATTAATATCCCATTTAATATTTTCAAATAATTTATTCATGTTAATAATATTATTTTTAATTTCTGGTGTGATATTTTTATTATTTAAAACATTATTTATGAAATAATGATAGAATATATTTCCGGAATTATCTTGAATATTACCATCAAGTAAATTAAGCAAATTATTTTTAAATAATATTTCAAGAGATATTGAATCTAAACCTATACATATATAATGTAAAATTGTAAAATTATATTTAAATTCATTAAAATTTAATATATCTTTAATATTAATTTCATTCTTAATTTTAACGATAAAATATTCTAACATATCATAACATCTTAATTTAACTATTAAATGTAAATAACTTTCACCAGATTTATTTCGCATTTTAATATCATTAAAATATTTAACAACTAATTTAAATAATTCAAAATTTTGTGATTTTATAGCAAGATGTAAAGCATTATCTCCATCAGAATTAGATATATAATAGTTATTCGTATATGTTAGAATAATTTTTACACATTCAATATTAAATAATTTAATTGCATAAAATAGTGGAATATTTTGATTAAAATCTTTTATTTCTAAAATTGACTTTCCGATATTTATTTTATTTTTTTCTAAAAATTTTATTAGAATGTCAGTATAAGAAAATTTAATCACATTGTATAAAATTGATTTGGAATTATCATCCGTTATATCCAAACGAATATTTTTTTCCAATAGTACATCAATTAATTCAATTTGATTAAATAATATTGCATATTCAAGAAGCCAAGTTCCAGAATTATCTTTTATATTTAAATCTATTTTAGTTAATTTAATTAATTTAATTAAATTTGTCCAATCTCGTTGTTTAACCAAATCAAATATTTTTCCAATTGTATCGTTATTTAAATCAATTAATTCATTAAAATTTATATCTGTAATTTTATTTGTTTCTGTCATAATTATAATAATTATTATTATAATTATAATACATAATTTTATTATAAAAATATTTTTATAAACCAGATATTAACAGGATAGCAAAAATTGACCATCCTAATCCAGTACTTTCTCTAAGATTATTTGTTTTGGAAAATGTATAGGCTTCAACACATCCTCCGATTAAAAAGAATCCTATTGAATAATTTAAAATTGTTTTCTTATTATTTTGATTACAAATACATTTATTTATTGTGTTGGAATTAAAAATTGTTTTCTTATTATTTTGATTACTAATACATTCATTTATTGTGTTGGAATTAATATTTGTTGTTAATTTTCTTAAATTAACGACATTTATTTTTCTATACAATTGTGATAACATATTTTATATATATATTATTCAAATAAATATTCAATTTTTTTAACTTAAATCAATCTTAGAATATTCTTCAAGAAAATCATTTATTACCATATAAATGTGTTTTATAATTCTAATTTTATTTTTATGATAAGGTCTTATTTTTTCCAAACATTCTGATATGTTTAAAACAGATGTTTGTCCTATTTCCCTATTTGTTTCATCATAAGAATTGGCATTATTATTAATTATTGATAAAAAATAATTATGTGCATATTGTATTCCATTAGTTCCAGTTAAATTTTCTCTAATTGATTTACACTTATCAAGAACAACATAATTTGATTCTGCTAAATTAGTTTCTTCTTCAAATTCTCTGATAGCACAAACTAAATCTGATTCATATGAATCTCTTCTTCCTTTTGGAAAACCCCATTCGTTAAAATCATAAAGAGGTTTAATATTACCAATAAGTTCAGGATAATTCATTTTAATTTGATAAAATTTTTGTTTAGATTGGACATACTCTTTATGGTGATTTTTATTTTTAATGTTATTAATATCCCATAATTTGTTCCATAAAAAATCAAAATCCATATTTTTAATATCAGAAATTTCATTTGGTGTCATTTGTTCAATTAAATATGTTAAATTATCTAAATTTTCTAAGGTATATCTTCCTCTCATAAATTCAAGATATCCTAATGAATGTTTTCGCTGAACCATTAAAAATTGAATATTGTCATTAATATTATCTTTAGTACCATAATTGCCAAAGTCTTCTTTTGAAAAAGAAAATGGGGTTTTTTTCTCACATTCTTCAAACCATTTATTTAAACTTGAATTAGAATCAGAATTTGAAGATAAACTTTTTTTATAATTTGGACTAGAAGTTTTTTTATTATATGAATTACTAAAAATTTTTAAATTTTTAATAATGTAATTTTCCAAATATGGAATTAATTCAGAATCAAAATTTTTAATATAAATTGCAATAATACCATTTGATATTATAGGTTCATTACAATTTTTAAATGTATGTCCTTTTCTATTACAATTTGAACAATAATAATTTTTTTTTTGGATGATAATTTTTTCATCAACTGCTTCATCTATATTAATGTTATAGTTCATCACTACTAATATTAATATAGATATTTAATTTTAAATAAATTAATTTAGCTTATATAAAAATAATATTGTATATTTAATTTTCCAATAAATTAAACATTTCAATTTTAGAATTATCAGACGTTTCAATATAATTATCAATTTCTTTTTGGGTAGCAATATCTTGCATATATCCTATAACTAAAATATTTCTATCATAATTACTAAAAGATTTAGATAATACTAAAATCCGTAAATACATACCGGGTATAACAACTTCTGATGTACCTTTAACACGTATATTTCTATTTACATCAGGAAAAAATTTATCTTTATTAATTTTATCAGCAGAAATAATAACTTTTATTGGTCCATTTATCCCCATAATTAATGCTTTATTCATTCTGTCAATTTTACATATTATTTCTTTACCAACAATTGGTAAAAATAAATTACAGGAAAATTTTACATCTAATTTAGCTGAACAAGATGAATCTTCTGGTTCAATTATTCCATCTGAAATTTCTTCTATATTATATATTTTATCAATATACCCATAATTTTCATAACATTTTTTTTCTAATTTGTTTATAAGATTAGATTTTAAATGAATATACATTTTATTGTCCATTTGATCAGGAGAAATCATAATTGGTGTTGATAAAATTGTTTTTTTGTATGGATTATGAAGAATATTAGTTAGTAAATTTTGATTTGTATTTACATTATTGTCTACAAAATTGTCTTTATTATTATCATTATCATTTTTATTATCATTTTCATTATTATTAGTATCTTCTTTAGTATTTTTAGTGTTTTTTTTAGATGATTTTTTTGGACCCATATTTAATATATTATTATATATTAATTTAATATATATTTATTTAATATCAATTTTTTATTAAATAAATTAACTCCAATAAATGGTTGTAATATAACTATAATTATTATTTTGTGTATTACAAGTACAATTATTTTCACATTTAGATTTAATTAAAATTCCATTTGTTAATAAATTATCATGTGTAAATGATATATCATAAACCAAATATAATTTATTTGAAATAATTGAATATCTTAAATCATTTTTTTGTTGAGTATCAAGATGTTTATATACAACTTTTGGATTATTAAAATATTTTCCAGTAATAAAATGTGTCCATATAGAAATATCATCACAATATTTAAATGGATAAATTGTAATATTTATATAAGCAACCAAACTAATATTTTGATTATAAATTTGTACGCGTAAATATCTTATACCAAAACTATAAAAATTGTACATTTTTAAATAATCATTTAAAATTTGATTGATAATATCAACAATTAAAATGTATTGATTTTCCAATACAATATTATAAATTGATGATATATGTGATGAAATATTATTTGTTAATTGTAACATAATATTTAATATATTATCAATATTAATTACGTATTGAGGATTTATGTGGTATAAAGTCATTAAATATTATTTATATAAATAAATAATATAAAATATTACATAAAATTAATCAATTAATATATTCCATTTTAATTTATCTTTTGTTTCTAATCCTAATTTAGATAATTTTTCAATATCATCTCCATTTGGTTTAGAAGTAAGTTTAAAACTTAAATCAATTGATTTATCACTTGAATTTATTTTTTCTTTAAAATTAATACTTTTGGCTAAAATTTTATTTGTATTATTTTTTATGTATTCTATACGATCTTCAAGATTCAAAGGAAATTTAAGTGTTGGGTGATTTGAAGGAACCATTATATAAGTCATTTTATTTTTACCTTTTGAATATTTTTCAAGTTCAATTAATTTATCTTTAATTAATTCACAAATATTATCACGTGTTAAATCCTTATTAATTTTTTTAATACCAATATTTTTTGCTAAAGACTCTAAATATTCTTTTTCTTTTGATGTTGCACATACAGCACCTTTTAAAGAAGGAATACCAGTACCTCTTTTTTTTTCTAATATTTTTTCTCTTTTTTCTCTAATTTTAAAAATATCTTTTATGTCTTCTGGTCTTTTTGATTTCTTTTTATTTGTTTCTTTATCAATAATACCAACAATATCAAATTCTTTTCTATTATCGTAATAATCCATTACATCAATAAAATCATAATAATCATCATTATCAGTTCCTATTTCTAATTCAGAAACAATTTTAGTATCAACATCATATTTCTCATTAATTAAATAATTATATAAAGATAATTTTGAATTATAGTCATATTGATATGATGTTCTATAATACATAGGTACATTTTCATTTTCATCAAATGGTTGAAATATATAATATCCATCCAAATATATTAAATATCCGGCCCTTCGTGTTTTATCATAAACAATATCCTTAAAATTATTAAAATCATTTTCAGTAATTGGTATTAATTCATCTAATCCTTTTTGAACAAAAAAATCATCAAATAAATCTTTTTTGGCTTTTACATATGAATCAGCAACATAATCAGTTATTGCTTTTAAATTATATACATATCCAACTATAAATAGTTCTTTGATTTTTCTTTTGGCATAATCTATTTCTGTTCTTGCTAAATTTGATGTAAAAGTTGATAAATTTAATTCTGATTTAGATAATTTTTTATAAATATTTCTATGTGGATCGTAGTATTTGGAATTTAAAATATTATCTTGACATTTATAACCACATTCTGTAAAATCACATTTTGATGGACAAATATTCGGTTCTTCATCATTTTTATTTGATTTAGTTGGTTTTTCTTTTATAATAATATCTAATAATTTATCATTAGGTTTAACACATTTATTATAATGTTCAATTTCCTCTTTAAACATATTTCCTTGTTGATTTAAAGCACAATCAATTGCAACTTCTTTTAATCCCCTTTCTATTTTTTTAACAAGAACATATTTTTGTTCGGCTTTATAATATAAATCTTCTTCAGTACTTAATTCATTTGTTTTTGAATTATCTAATGAAACAGCATATTTATATACTTTAACTTTTGGATATGGATTAGTTTCTGACATTAAATTATAATGTGAACACCATCTAATAGCTCTGCCAATAACTTGATCTAATCTACCAAAATTAAAGTATACATCAAGTATTTGAACAGTTGAAACATTATGTAAAGTTATACCTTCATTTATAACTTTTGAACCTAAGAGTAATTTAATATTTTTACCACTTTTATTTGCCAAGTTTGAAAATACAGTTGAAACAATTCTTTTACTTTCCTCTGGAATATTTTCAGCTCCTTCTTCAGTACTTTGACCTGTAACAACAATATATGTAGCTGGTTCAAATTTATGTGTGGAATCTTTATTATTATTATGTTCTGCATGTATTTTTCCACAATAATAACATTTTGTTGTATCTTTTATTTGATAATTATTTTTATTTTCATCAAATTGTAAAAATCCATTTATATTTAGAATTTCTTGAAATATTTCAATACCTGTTTTTACAAGATTTGAATAAATAAATCCAGTTCTTGATTCTGTATTTGAATTTGGTCCACCAACAAATAAATTTGTTTCCATATCCACATATGCTTGGTAAAACTTTGTTGAAAAATATTTTAAATTATCTTTTTTCAATATTGCTCCTGTAATATTTTTTGTATTATCATTAATATTAATTAGTTCTTCATCATATTTTTTTAACCCTAAAATATCTTTTGCTATAAGGGAATTAATTTTATCATAATGATTTTTTAGTTGATTTTTTAATTGGGATAAACCATCTCTTCCATACAATCCAATTAATTTTGTTTTACTTGAATCTAATCCAGGAAAAACAAAATTTGCTACAGCTTCTGATTTTCTATCTAATGCATCAGCTTCCTCAATTGCTAATTTTTTAGCTTCTTCATATGCTTCTAATTGAAATTTTCCCATATAACATTGTGATATTTTAGTAAACATCAATCCTTTAGGTTTTATACCCATATCAACTTTTTCAGCAAAAGTCATTGGGTCTGCACCCCTTAAGTGACTAATATATCCTGATGACATTTTTTTAAGATATTCTAACCCACCTGGCTTTAATTCCATTGTATGATTTTTAGCACTTGTAAATATAAGGTCTCTTTCAATTTGTGAATTGGGAGGTCTTAAAAAATTTAATAATTCTACAATATCATCACCTAAATTTTTCATTGGGGTAGCAGTCATTAATAAAACTTTAAGATTTGTTGAATTACGTATAATTTTCATTAATGCTTCACCATATGCATTTCCTGTTAAGTTATGTGCTTCATCTACAATTATTAATGTGTTATTTAAGTTATGTAATATATCCATTCCAATATCTCTTTCAAATTCTCCTTCATCTGTTTTTTTATAAACAGATTTAATTTTACCTTCAACCATTTTTTTTTCTATAATTTTTTCTCCTAATACTTTTCTATAAAAACTTTTATAACTTAAAATTTTATAATATTGTTGAGCATTTAATACTGCTTGTTTTTTTAATTTTTCTTTTTCTTCGTCATTAAGAAATAATAAATTTTCTTGGGTTCTTAAATATGTATCACCTGTACATTGAATAAATGAACTTCTCCAATTTTCTTTTAAAAGAGGTCCAGGTACTAAAATATATATTTGTGTTCCATATCTTTGAACTTGTTGTTTAAATTTTTCCGCAACTGCAATACCAACACAAGTTTTACCTGTTCCTGTTCCATGAAATACCAATAATCCTTTATATGGGGTATCAGGATTTATAAAATTCGATAACATTGCTTGATGTTCTAATAGTTCACCCGATAAAACACATTGCTTTTTTCTATATTCAGCAATTTCGTTATAATTTGATAAATCAGGACGTTCTGGTAATTTATAATAGTAAAATTCTCTTTTGGCATAAATTTTTGATTGAATATTTGGATCCGATGTCTTTGGATATCCAATGTTTATATCATCTATATTAATTTTGTCAGAATCTGAATTAATTGAATAGTCTGACTCTGAATCCAATACTTTTTTTTTATTTGTTTTTTTTTGTTTTTTGGGTGTTTTTTTATTTATATTTTGTTCACTATCTTCATTATTATCATCATAAGAAGAATTATCATGAATTTCAATTGAGTCTAAATTTATCATTAAATAATTTATATAATATTAATAGAGAATATTTAATAATCAAAAATATGTAATAATAAAAAATTTGAAATTATAAAATAATATAATAATTTAATACTTTATATCCTAATATGATAGATAATACCGAATACAATCCACAATCTAATATTATCAAACTAAATAGTATTGATAGTTTTAAAATTATCAATCCAAATATTGAAAGTGATTATGATACACAAAATCAAAATGATAATATAGGATTAGATATTATTGATGATATTAAAATAAATACTCAAACTAATTCAAATTTAGTTTATACATTATTATTAGATGGAATTTATGAAATTTTAACAGAAAATAATCAATTATTTGGAAATAAAAATGCAAATATAACAAAACCAGATATTAAATATGAAAATAGAAAAACTTTTTGGTATAATTATGGAAAAAATTGTTCTCAAATTAATAGAAATGTTGAACAAATTAAAAAATTTATTGAAAAAGAAATGGCAGTTGAAACATCAATTAATGATAAATCTAATTTAATTTTAAGAGGGAGATATAATTTTGCAATGATAGCTGGAGCATATAAAAAATACATAAAAAATTATGTACAATGTACAACTTGTAAATCAATGGATACTGAAATTGTTAGAAATTCATCTAATCGTTTAGATTATTTAAAATGTTTAAATCCAAAATGTAATACTTGTAAAGTTGTTATTAAAATATAATCTATTTAATTAAATACATTAAATTTTTTTTATAATTTTAATAAAAAATTGAAAATAACAAATATATATGAATTATTATATAAAGAAAATGTCATTTAATTATTTAAAAAAATTCAAAAAAAAATTAAAACCGGTTAATCCAACTTTAATAGAAATATTTGAATTTATAAACCAAAATGAATCTTCTAATATATTCAAATCAAATGTATTGGAAGTAGGATTAGGAACTGGAAATAAATCTATTAAACTGTCAAAATTATTTGATAATTATTATGGTATTGAACCTGATATTGAATTATATAAAATATTTCTAAAACAATGTAAAAAATATAATTGTGAAATAAAATCATTTAATATTAATTTAAATTCATTTATTTTTGAAACTGAACTAAAATTTGATTTGATTATTTTAGAAAATGTGATACATTTTTTAAATTTAGAAGAATTTTTTTCAAATGTTATCAAAATATTAAATAACAAAAAATATATTTTAATTAAAAATCCAAAAGCAAAACCATATGGTTGGGGAGCTAAAGTATTTTGTGCTGATTCTAAAGAATTTAATGAATCAAAGTGGATAATTTTTAGAAAACAACTGAAAAATATTTATTCAGATTTAGATAAAAATAAAAATTTAGTAAAAAAAATATCTAATGACACATCTCATTTTTTTTTATTTAAAATTTAAATTTTAAATTTGTATGTGTAAAAATTAATATATGTAAAAAATTGATTTTTTTTAATAATGAATAAATAGTTATTTATAAAAAATGGGATTAGCTAAAAAATTAGGACAATATAATACTAATGCAGGAAGTCAATGTCAATATGCACAACAACCATTGGCATCAGGTGGGTATAATTCAAATAATATTGCAAATTTACCAATTGCACAACCATTAAGTGATAATGATAAAACATATTTAAAATCTTTAGAAGCTGATGCCTATAAAGATTATTCACAAATTTCACAAAATCCCAATATTAATCAAAATTTACCAACAAATTCAAATGGATTGATAAAACCGGTTATTCCAACTGGAATAGAATATCCTTGTGAGGAAGTTTCTAGTTTAGTTGTATAAAAAATGTGGAGAATTGTTTGTTTGAAAGGTTTATATCCATTTTATACTCAAGAGCAATTACAAATACTTGTTAATAAAGCTTGTAAACATGATTATATAGTATTACAATCACAATGGGGTTTACCAACTCTTGATATGACTACAGATTTAGCTGTATTGGGATTATATGATATTGTTGTTTTTGCAGATGATTCTGGTTCTATGTCAACAACAGAACCATCAGAAGATAATATGAAGAGATTTGATATTATGAAAACTGTTATTGAAACTATTGGATTTTGGTCTACACTTATGGATCCTGATGGTATTGTTGTGAAATTTTTTAATTCAAATGTAGAAGGTAATGGAATTGTAAATAATGCAGATGTTTCTAAATTATTTAATAAAGTTAAACCAGGTGGTTCAACACCAATGGGAAAAAATCTTAAATCTAAAATTTTTAATCAAATAATTCAACCTGTTATGAATTCTCACGAGTTGTCTAGACCCGTATTAATTATTACTGTTACAGATGGTGTTCCTGATTCACAATCTGATGTCATTAATTCTATTTGTGAAATTAAAAATATTTGTTCACATTCGATATATGGTTCTAATGCAATTGCTTTTTCTTTTGCACAAATAGGAACTGATTCGGGAGCTACCGAATATCTTAGTCAATTAGATATTCATCCCCAAGTTGGAAATATAATTGATTGTACTTCTGAATTTCAAATTGAAAAAAAACAATGTGGACAATGATTTACTGAATCGGTTTGGGTTATAAAATTAATGATTGGTGCTATTGATCCTGCATATGATCAAGCTGATGAAATTAATAACTTTGTATCTGCATCAAATGTTTATCCATCGGCACCTCCTTATACAAGTACACAACCTATTATTACACAAGCTTATCCTGTTAATAGTAATAGTAAAAATTCCAATTCAATTTTTAATTTTGGTTTTAGATAAAAATATTAAAATAAAATGAGGGTTTGTGTGATTTTTATATAAAATTGATATGTAAAAAAATTGATTTAAATAATTAATAAAATATACTATTAAATTTAGATACCAAAATGGAAACAATAAATCAAGAATCTCAACCTTTTGTTATTATTGGGACACAAGGTAGAGTAGCTAATGGTAAAAGTTCTTTAATTAGAGCATTAACCGGGATTAATCCAATGAAATTTACTAAAGAAGCTGAAAAAAATATGACTATTAAATTAGGCTACACTAATTCCAAATTTTATAAATGTGATACTTGTCCTGAACCTTGGTGTTATCAAGTAAATCAAATAGAATGTATACAATGTGGTAAACCAAATCAATTAAAATTAAATGTAAGTTTTGTTGATTCACCTGGACATAATGATTTACAAGCAACTGCTTTATCAGGTGCATCCAATATGGATTTTTGTCTTTTAGTTGTGGCTGCAGATTGTGAACAAGACCCAGAAACAAATGAACACTATAAAGCAATTAAAATTTTAGGTTTGGAAAATTCAACAATTGTTTTACATAATAAAATAGATTTGGTAAGTAAAGACATAGCTTTAGAAAGATGGGAAAAATTAAAAGAAAAATACAATGTAAAATATATTCTTCCAATATGTGCTCAATTTGGTTTTGGTTTAAATTATTTGAGTCAGTTTTTGATTGAATCTATTCCAAATCCTGTAGGAACTAAATTGATTGAAAAAATTTCAAAACCCCTAAAAGTTTCAATAATAAGAAGTTTTGATGTAAATAAACCTTCTACTCCAGTTGATAAAATAGTAGGAGCAGTTGTTGGTGGAACAATTAAAACTGGAAGTTTAAAAATTGGCGATAAAATTAAAATTGTTCCAGGAGTTGTTTTGGCTAATGGACAAAATCATCCAATTGAAGCATATATTGAATCTCTTAAAACAGATAATACATCATTAGATGTAGCATATCCTGGTGGATTAATTGGAATTGGGTTATCAATTGACCCTACTCTATCTAAAGAAGATAGATTAGTTGGAAATTTTATTATTGGGATAGATGATAAAACAAACAAAATATTTAAGACTTGTACAATTACTTATGCCAAATATAATTCTGAATCTAATATTGATATTAAAAAAGGTGATAGTCTTGTTTGTATGTTGGGTTCAATTAAAAGAATTATTAAAATTAATTGGATAGATATTCATAATTCTCAAATAAATTTTACTTCATCAGTTGTTATGGCAGGAGAACCTGGAGATTCAATTGTTATAACTAAATCAAATCATATAGAATTATATGGAAATTTATTGGATATCCAAGAATAATAATAAATTCACTCAAATTATTTTTTTTTTATAATTTATATTTTAATATTGATATATAATGAATTTTGTTGATAATTTAATTATTGGTGCTGGAATATGTGGAACTTATTTAGCTAGTAGACAATCATTTTAACTCCCAATCAAAGTATATTGATGGTTGATAAAATTGATAATTATGGAGGTAATATGATAAATTATCATATTCCTGATAGTAATATTACATTAGAATATGGTCCAATACGTTTTTTTAAAAGTATTCATTTACGAGTCGCTTATTTAGCACAAAAATATAATTTACCATTGACTGAATATATTCCATCCAACAATGGTCAATTAATTACTTTAAGAGATAAGATATTTACACCAACTGATGTATTTCCAAATTCAGATAGTGTTTATAATATTAGAACTGATGAAATTGGTCAAAATCCTTTTGAAATATTAGACTTTAATTTAAAAAAATATATTAAAAATCTTGATAATATATATTTATTTGATAAAAGAATATCAAAACAAATATGGTTTAGCAGATTCAAATGGAAAATTATATTGGAAAAATAATTAAACTACAATTTGATTTTGTAATTGTTTTTCAACAGCTCTTCTTTTTATTTCTTTTTTAAGAATTAATATAGCATTATCTATAGGTGATTGTCCAACTAAATCAAAATCTTTTTGATTTATTATGATAGAATAAACTGAACCTGATATATAGTTTATTTTAATATCATAATCTTTTTCTAATTCACTAAATTCATTAAAAGACTTAAAATCTAAAGTATATTTAATATCAGCTAATCCAGTAGCATTATAAGTCATTAATTTAATTGTTTCGGTTAATTCTGGTTTAGTTCTATTTATTTTTTTATCGATATAATCATCCAAATTTTTTTTAAATATATCAAAAGTAATATTGGGAATTGAATCAAAATCAATTGATTCAATTATTTCATTGTTTGTTTCTTTATTAATTATTTTTTCTATTATGTATTCATTTTCAAATTCAGTTTGGATTTCAAATAAAGTATTACACATAAATTCATGCATATCTTCTTGATTAATTTTATTTAATTCATTTATGTTGTTTATTTTCATATATAGTTGTTTGAATAAATTATATAATTGAATATGAATTTTATGAATATCTGTAAATTGTTTTACATCTTCATCACTAATAGTTCTTTTTGATAAATCAATCATATTTTTTGATTCATCTACTTGAATAACATGTACTAAAATATCTTTTCCAATAGTTAATAATTTATTAAAATTAACTTTTTTTTTTCTTGATACTTCACCACAATTTATAAATCCTGTTATGTCATTGTATTCAATTAATTTAACTTCAATTCCATATTCACTAATGCTCATAACTTTAGCTATAACAACATCATCAATAGATGGTAATTTTTTTTTATAATAATAAACCATTATTTATTAATATACTTTAATAATTATATTAATATATTATTTTATTGATTTTTCAATTTTTTATACATAAAAAATTGTTAATTTTCTTGATTTTGATCCAAGTATTTTTCATATTTTTTTCTTCGTAATATTACTTTTTCTTTATTAGATAAATTTTTTTCATTATCTAATTCAATAGTGTCTGATAATATTGATTGAATAATTTGATTTTCTGAATATTCAGAATCATTAATATTAATAACGCTAAGTGATTTTTTATGTAATTTATAAATTGAATTAACATAATTTTCTATATTTTCATAAACTTCATCAGATAAATCATGAAACATAACAAAAATTCCATTACTATTAATGTTATATTTTTTACTGTGTAATTTTATAATTTTAAAAATATTAATAAGATATTCTGATTTTTTTATTTTTTGAATTTTTTTAACCAATTCCATTTTTTTCGTGTAATCATATTTTTTCTTTAAAACAATATTTTTTTCATTCGAATCTAAATCTTGATTGTAGTTAGTTTGATTTATTATTGTATTAAATTCCATTATATTATTATATATAATTAATATTTTATTTTATCATATTTTACACATTAAGACCATTTAAGATATAAAAAAGTAAATATACAAAAAAATTGAATTATTAATTAGATATAATATAAAATAATATTAATTAAAAGTAATTAACTATATATAAATAATTATGAATAAAATTTATTTGGATAAACTTTGTGACTTTGCACTAACCACCTATAAAAATTATGAACATACAAATAAAAATTTTGATTTGGATGATTATATCAATAATATTAAACAAAATTTTTCATTAAATGAAAAAGGTATGTTTTTGAAACATAATTTCGTTGAATTAAAAATGTTGTTTCCTGATATTGAATATGAACAAATGATTTTAATAAATCCTTTGTGTTTTAATTTAAGTGGAAATATTGAATGGTTAAATTTTTTAAATGGATTATTAACAATTTTAAATGATAATTATTTACATGAATCAAATCTAATTAAAAAAACAATTTTGGAAACAGCTGATAAAACATTTAGAAAAAAAATTAATATATTAAACAATATTGATGATACAGTTTATGATAGCGTTTGTAAGCTAACAAATATTACATTAATTTTATTAAATAAACAGGATAAAATTAAATTATTTAATCATAATGAAAAAATTAATAAGGTAGTTATTATGGTTAAAAATGAAAAGGAATATTATTGTGTTATAAATTGGAATCAAAAATACTATAAGTTAAATTCAGAATTTGTAAAATATCTTGTTAACAATAATAATATAATAAATGATATTGGTAAAAACAAGAATACTGATAATCAAGAATTTATTACAGTTGTTAACAAAAAAAAAAAGAAAAATACTGTTAATGAATTAGATAATCATAATCTAAATGATACCAAAAAAAAATATTCTAAACTACTTAACAATAATAATATATTTGATAATGATAATGATAATGATAATAATAATGATAATAGTGATAGCGATGATGAAAATAAACAAAATAAAGTCATTAAAAATAATAATAAAAATGTAAAAAATAAACAAGAATTAGAACAAAATAAAGGAACTTATGAAGAATTACAAGCTGAAGAAAATTATGCTATGTATATTTCAGAAGTTGTTGATAATAATACATTAAATATTAAAGAAAATAATTTAATTGATAAGAAGAAAAAAAAGAACAATAAAAATGTCTTTGTTACAACTAAACAAGAAAATAATACCATAAACAAAAATATTACAAACGATGTTATAAAAGAATTTACTCAAGAACAATCATCAATTTTTAATAAAACAGAAAAATTAAATGTTAAAGAACTAGAAAAAATTTGTGATTCAATTAAAGTATCAATGACATTAGATACTATACAATCAAATGCTTTAAAATTAGGAATAAATATTGTTGAAGGTTCTACAAAAACTGGAAAACCAAAAAATAAAACAAAATCTGAATTAATTGAAGAAATTAGAGAATTTGCAAAAAATCTTCAAACTAATTAAATTAATTTAATAATATTTTTATTTAACTAATTTATAAGTATAAATTAATTATAATTATGAATTATAACTCGAGTAAAAAAAATACCTGTTTTATATATAAAAATGATTTGAAATTTAATGATGAAATTAATTTGGAAGATAGTGAATTTGATTCAGATTCTGTTAAACATATATACAATAATTTTAAAAATAAACCTAAAATTGAATTAAGAATTGAAGATTCTAAAATGGAAAATTACAAATATTTAGATTTATCTGGTCTTGATATTGATGATAATCAATTAATAAGATTATTTGATTTGGAAAAAATAAAAAATATTTTAAAATTAATTGAATTTTTAGATTTGGCTCATAATAAATTAACATATTTACCTGATTTAAAAAATTATCCAAATATACTATATTTAAGTGTATCATTTAATAAAATTAATCAACATATTTATGATGATAATTTATTAGAACTAACTTGTCATAATAATCAAATTAAATCTATTAAATCTAAAAAATTAACACATTTAAATGCATCTAATAATAATATTGATTTAATAGATGTACCTAATATTAATGTTATGGTCATTAGTCATAATAAATTAAATTGGATTCCAAGTTATTTGGAACTTAGATATCTTGAATGTATTAATAATCAAATAAATAAAATTGATAATATGAATAATTTAGAAGAATTATATATTGGTGAAAATAATGTTAATTCAATTTCAAATATGCCAAAATTAAAAGTTTTAAATTGTATAGGTAATCCATTGGATAAAATAAAATTTTTTCCAAAACTCAAAACTCTTATGTCATCAACATCAAAAATATCTTCTCAATTCGTTGTTTCTAATATATCTAAAATGAAATCTGATTTTATTATAACTTTTATTATTTAATCAATTTTATATAATAAAATTTTACTTAAAAATATAATTATTTATTTAAATATTAAAATGAACTTTCAATATCCTCCTCAACCACAATCACCACAAATACCTGGACAAGAAAAATTAAATGAACAAAAAATGTCATACATTTGTGATGAAATTATTAATATACTTAAATTTATGAGATTAAATAAATCTACTTATCAAGATAACAAAGAAGAAATGTTACGTATGATTAAAACAGAAATGCCAAATTTTTATAATGTTTATCCCAGAATATGTAGAGCATTAGTTTATGAAGATGATATTAGTCCACTTTTAGGAATGATTCAAACTTTTGGTAAAGTCCAACAAGGTTCAATGTCTTGGGAAAAAGCAAATAATATGATAACAACTGCTTTAAATGCAAAGTATGTTGACCCAATTTTAAATTCTGAAAAATTAGTTAAAGAAAGAGAAGAAAAACAAAAATCAAATGTAATTGATATTACAGAATAAAAAATATTTTATTTTTTTTTTCTTTATTGTTAGAATCCAATGAATGAACATTATCATTTTCATTATTATTATCTTTATGTTCATCATGATTATTATGATCATCATAATCATCATAATCATCGTAAGCATCATCAATATCTAATCTTTCGATTAATTGACCATATATAAGGTCATATTTTAAATGTAAATTACATATATCTTCAATATAACCAAGAGCATATTCAAATCCATATTTAGTTTGAATTGAACCATCTTGCATTGGTATGTGTTCATATGGCATTCCATAAAATTTCCATTTAATTTTAGATTCATTAAAATTAAATTTATTTTCAAATACATAATTTTCATCAACATAAATAAATGGTTCTACAATGGAATTCGGATTTATTATTGATAATTTTTCCATAGTATTTTAGAAATTTTATTATATAATTATAGTGATTATATAATATCAATAAAAATTATTTTTTTCAATTTTTTATAATTTATTCAAATCAATTTTAAAATCATCATCAGAATCTAATTTACCTATTTGTTCGTCTGATGAACATATACTCTCGTCATTATAAATTAACAAATCAATATCAGAATCAGTATTTATATTTCCGCCTTTTTGTGATTTATTTTTTTTTATTTTTGGTTTGGATAATTCAATTGGTTTTGTTGATTTGGTTGATTTGGTTGATTTGGTTGATTTGGTTGATTTGGTTTTTGATAATGAAGATTTGATTTTAGTGTTTTTAGTTTCGGATTCTAATTCATATTCAACAGTTGATTTTTGTTCTGGTTCATACTCTGATTCAGATTCAACAGTTGATTTTTGTTCTGGTTCATACTCTGATTCAGATTCAACAGTTGATTTTTGTGAAGATTTTTCTAAATTATTATTTGATATAGTTAATAAATTATTTTTTTTGTATTCAACAAAATTAAATGTTTTGAAATATTTAGTAATTTTACCAAATAATTTTGGTTCTAAAAATAAATTATTCCAAAAATGTGAAGCTACAATTTGTTTATCTAAGTATTCATTAAATTCAATACCATTATAATTATCTAAATTTATAAATTTAATTATATTATTTATTCCCACGTATTGTTTTACTAAAAGATCCGAATTAATTTGTTTAAATGAATTATATACATTTTCAGATAATTCTATATCAGTAAATATATTGAGAATTTGATATTGTGAATTACGATTCATCACTTCAATCATTTCTTCTAATTTTGAAATTATTTTAGTACTAACTTTAGATTTGGAAAATCCCTTACATACAATATATTTTTCTGAATTTGAAATTCTTGATGTATATGGTTTTGACAAATATACTTTTGAATATACTTGTCTTAACATTTGAATTAATTTAATTGTAACTTTTGTATATGTTTCAAATATTTTAATAACAAAATTTCCTCCATCTTTTTGTAACTTTAAAGCAGTTAAAATTTCACCAAAAATTAATTTATATGCTTCTTGTTCTTGTAAATTTTCACGTTTCCAATCAAAACCACCATCTGATGTAATCAAATCGGAAGGTTTAGCAAAAGATTCTGCTGATTGTTCTTTTTTATCAGAAACTTTTCCTCCTGCAAATTGATAAATTGTATTTAATTTAGTTAAATCTCCATTAGTAATTGGAGCCGATGCTAATTTTTTACCACCCCCATATAAATCTTTTATTTCATCTAATGATTTTGTTTCCATAATATGTAATCTATTATGGGGTTCTTTTGCAAAATATTTAATAAAATCTTGATGCATTAATAGATGTTCGTGATCTGAATGAAGAGTAACTCCATAATAGTTATCTTTTGAACAAGATTTTATTTTTCCCAATTTTACCATCATTTCTCTAAATAATATTGTTGCCTGGATAAAAGAACCAGGACCTTCTGCCAAATGTGATGAAACAAAATTTTCTGTTTCTGGAATTAAATCAAATTCTACCAATATTTCCCACATCTTTAAAAATGCTCTATTTAAAAGTGGTGGAAAATCTGGCTTAATTGTTTTAATTAAAGATTTTATACCATTATCAATTGAAGTAAAATTAACTCCTGAATCTGTTTTTTCTTTCCAATCTATATTTTTTTCAAACAAAGATGTTACTAAATATATTTTTTTTCTATTTGTAAATTCTTCAACTGCTTCCATTTTATCTTTTGTTTTATGAATGAAATGATGAAAACCTAATTTAACTTCAGGAAAGCAAATAGAATTTGAAAATTGAACATCAAATGTTGAACCTATCACATCTGTTTTTCCTATCAAATCTAAATCAAATACAAGAGGATTATATGTAATAAATTCTTTTTCTAGTGATTCAAAATCTTTCATCTTTATACTAATATATATTATGTATATAATTTAACTTTAATTATATTATTTTATTTTATCAAATTTTTACTATATATAAATTTTTATTTTGATTGTAATTTTTATATTCTACAAAACACTCTAAATATAAAAAATTGATTTTATATTTAAAAATATAATGTGATTTATATAAATATAAACAAAATGGATACAATTAATATCATTAATAACTTTAATGAAAAAATTCTTATGGAAAATTTGTTAATTTCAAACCAAAAAAAATTAACAGAATTAATTATTGATATATTTCAAAATGATTTTAAAAATATTCCAATCGAAGATTTAACATTAGAATTTGTAAAAGAACATTTAAATAAACAAAATTTTATAAATTGGGAATTGTTTTTAAGATTATTAAATCTAAAAACAACATTTAAATATGAATATTACAATTCAAAAAAACATTATCCTGAAACAAGAAATGTTAATTCATTATTATATATATTTTATTATTTAGTGAATCAAAATTATTCTTGTAATCATAAATTAATTGTATTTTTATTGAAATTACCAGAGCAATTGGTACAATGGGATATTTTTGATAAATCATTTGAAACAACAATTTTAAATGTATTATTTGATTCTGATGACATTTTTGAATTGGATAATCAAATTTTAAATTTATTAATTAGTAATTCTTCAATTGATAATAAATTATGGGGTCATATTGATGAACTTTATTCAACTTCTGTAGGAGCATCATTTTTAATCAAATGTAAAAATAGCCAAATGATAAAACAAATTTTTGACCAGGGTAAAATTGAAATTAATCAAAAATTAATATTAAGCAATGAAAAAGTTAGTCCAATTGATTGTCTAGTATATTCTGGTAATTTTGAATGTATTAAATATTTATTAGAATTGAAAGCAAATTTAAATACTGATAACATATATAATCAATTGAGTCATTGTGATAATGTGGAAATATTTAAATTATTTGATACTTATAATTTTGATTTGATGAAAAAAAATAATGATGGAAATTTATTGTTTGATACATTATATATTAGGTCAGAAGATGTGTTAGAATATTTTATAGAAAAAAAATATTTGGAATTGTATGAACAAATATTTTTTTCAGCAGTATTCAATAATCATACAAAAATATTAAAAATATTTTTTACAAATAACCTGATTGAAGATGAAAAAATTACATCCATAATGACAAGTTTAAGATTATTCTTATACGGGAATTATAATTATGCTGGAAAAATGTTTATTAATACTTTTAAATTAATTTATTCAAATGTATATAATGGAATGGAATTATATTATAATGAATTAATTGATGAAATTACTTATAAAAATGATTAAATAATAAAAAAATTATTATTTAAAAAAATACATATATTAATAGTAAATATATATCTAATTCAATGGATACGATTAATATTATTAATAATTTTGATCAAAAAATTCTAATGGAAAATGTATTAATTATGAATCAATTAAAATTATTAAATATTTGTAAAAATATGTTTGATAATTTTATTCCAAAAAAAGAAACTTTATATATTAATGAAATTAAGGACTTTATTGATAAACAAAATTTTATAAATTGGAATTTATTTGTAAATTTAATTAATTTAGAATCTGAATTTACCAATCTATCAACTAAAACAAAAACTTATTCATTAAAATATTTAATTGAAACTAAATCATATAAAATAATTGAATTTATATTTGATTATGAATTAGATTTAAAACAAGATTTAATAAATTGGGATAAACAAAATAAAAATATATTTGAATTTATTTTTAAAAAATTATATCAAAATGATTTGGTTATAAATAAAACAATTGATATAATATTAAAAAATAATTATACATATTTATTGGATAAAAAAACAGAATCAACAAAATCATCTTTAAATTATATAATATCTAAATGTTCGGAACAAATTATAATGCGATTATTAGAACTTAAATTGATTGAAATAAATTGGAAAGATAATTATTCAAATAATTTGGTTCATTGGGCTTGTAAAAGAAATTTTAATAATTTATTTAATTGGTTAATAAATAATCATAGCAATAATTTTAATTTAAATGATATAAATAAAGGAAAAAGAACAATATTACATTTAGCTTGTATTCATAATAATATAGACCAAGTTAAAATTTTAATTGGGAAAAATGTAGAATTAGAATTAGAAGATGTTGAATTAAAATGTCCTTTAAATTATGCGATTCAATATGGTAATTCAGAATTAGTTAAATTACTCTTAGAACAAAATTTAAATTTAACCAAAAATAATTCAGAAATTTTTTATCAAGTTATACGATATCAAGATGAACAAATGGTAAAGTATTTTATTGAAAATAATTATGTTAATATAGATAACACAAGTTTGTTTTGGACAACATTATTGTGTGATAATAAAAAATATTATTCACTAATGTATTCGTATGTAACTAAAAAAGTATTTAGTATGTTTTATAATTTCATTTATGAATTTAGTAACACTTATGACGGTCATTATATAGGAGATATGTTTTATGATACACCAGGGTATTATACTACATAACTTTTTTTAAAAAACTTTATTAATTTAATATAAATATATAAAATTAATAATTTTATACAAAATAATAATAACTTAAAAAAACTGATTTTTAATAAAAAAATATAAGAATATTAACCTTATATATATTATATAATAATGAAGATTATTGATTTATTAACTCCAACACAGTCAGAAAATATAAATAAATTAGTTAAATCATATGGAACTAATAATGAATTTGAAGTATCATTATTTTCAAATAAAGAAACTTCATCACATTTATTAACATTAGAAAAATATAATGATTTAAATAGTATTTTATCAAAAATAACAAGTAAAAATAAATCAAAATACCAAACAGAAAAAACACAAGTATTAGATGTTATAATGAGTATTAAAGATTCAAATATAGAAACTACTAAAATAACTACATATCGTGCAAGTATAGATGGGCTTGAAACAATTAATAAATATATGAGTATGTTACACGGAAGAAAAAATCATTTAGTAGTGGGGGTCTTGGCAAGTTTTTACTATGAAACAAAAAATAAAAAAGATAATAAAGATAATAAAATAAATTTAATGAAAAAAACAAAAAATGTTTCAAACTACATAACTTTAGACGATATATACATGAGAATTAAATTAGATATTGAAGAAGAAGTTAGTGAAGATGAATTGAAAAAATTAATTAAAATACAAAAATATTGGAAACCAGAATCATATATGATTGGATATAGATTTAAAGAAAGGGTATCATATTTTATAGTTAAAGATAAAAATATTTTTAGAATAGATTTGACAACAGTAAAATCTTCCAATATCATAAACAATATAGAATCTAGTCCACCTAATTATGAAATAGAAATTGAATGTGACATTAAAGATAAAACCAATTTTCTTTCCCAATTATTTGGCATTTGTGAATTTGTTATTAAAGCAATACAAGGGTCTAATCATATTATTACAAAATCACTATCGGAAGCAGTATTAAATAAATATAGAGAATTATTAATGGTTGATAAATCAAAAACAAATCTTTATGCGAGACAACCTATTTCCTTAGAAGTTCAACACTTAGTAGATAATTTACCAAATAAATATTCTGTAACAGATAAAGCAGATGGTGATAGAGGTTTTTTACTAATATATGATGCAAGATGTTTTTTCATTTCAACAAATCTTATTGTAAGAGATATGGGATTAAATGTAGATTCTAAATTATCTGGAACAATTTTAGATGGAGAATTTATATTTTTACCGAAACATAATAGATATTTGTTTATGGGTTTTGATTGTTTAAAAAGTGGTGAAACAAACGTAAGAGATGAAACAAAATTTTCAACAAGATTGGAATATTTAGATAAAATTGTTTATCAAATCAATAAAACTGGATATGTACACAAGTCAATATATGACTCTAAAATTGATTTAAATAATATGACCAAAGTACTTGATTTTCATAAAACAAATTTGTTAGAATTCTATGCGGATATCAATAAAAATTTAGAATCTAAATCTAATCCAATTTTGGTAAGAAGAAAATATTTTATGGAAACAATGGGTATTCAAGATAATGAAATATTTAAATATACTTGGTTAATGTGGAAATCAATCACATCTGATCCAAATCTTAAATATCCATATAATCAAGATGGTTTAATTTATCACCCAAATGACCAAAAATATATTATAGAAGTTGAAAAATCAAAATATTCTGAATATAAATTAAAACCACCAGATATGAATTCAATTGACTTGTATACTGTATTTGAAAAAGACAAAATAACAGGTAAAATTTTAATAGTTTATGATAATTCTATAGCTGGTATTTTAAAAAATAAACCTTATGTTATTGCTAATTTATATTGTGGTTTATTTTCCAAAGGTGTTGAAAAACCTGTATTATTTGGAGAAGATATAGGTGTATCTCAAGCTTATTTATACCTTGATGATAATGGAATCCCAAGATCCCAAGATGGTAAACCAATATTGGATAAAACAGTTGTAGAGTATTATTATAATATGGATACAGATAATTTAAATCAATATAAATGGGTAGCAATGAAAACACGTTGGGATAAAACAGAATCAGTACAAAAATTTGGTAGAAGATATGGTAATGCTCAAAAAACTGCTATGGCTGTTTGGAGATCAATAACAAATCCAATTTTAATGAATGATTTTGCAAATTTATCATCAGATGTTGATTATCTTAAATATTTTAAACAATTTCAAGCTAAAATTAATTATGATATTGTTAAAATGGAAAAAAAACAAAATATTTATTTTCAAAAAAAAGAAAAAATGACAGAAGATATGAATAAATTTCATCATTGGATAAAATCAAATCTTATTTATACTTATATGATGTATAGATATAATGATGATATACAATGTAAAGTTTTAGACTTTGGATGTGGTAGAGGTGGTGATATAAATAAATTTTATTATACAGAAGTCGAACTTTATGTGGGAATAGATCCAGATTATGAAGCTTTGGTTGATTCATCTGATGGAGCAATTTCAAGATATAAAAATATTAAAAAAGGAAAAGAACGTTTTCCTCCAATGTTTTTTATTCAATCAAACGCTGGTATATATTTACAATATGATGAACAAGTTAGAGCTTTAGGTAAAATGAATCAAGATATGAAAAATAATTTTAATAAATTTTTTACTTGGGATAATAACAAAACAACATTTGATAGAGCAAGTTGTCAATTTGCTATACATTATTTGTTATCAAGTGAAGAAACATGGAATAATTTTTGCGCTAACTTAAATATGTACTTGAGAGAAGGTGGGTATTTTGTATTTACAACTTTTGATGGAAATAAAGTAAAAGATAAATTAAAAGATACAGATAGATATACTGAATATTACGATGACAATGGAGAAAAAAAAGTATTGTTTGATATTGTTAAAAAATATGATGATAATTCTTCCAATCCTTATGGAAATGCTTTAGATGTTCATATGGGATGGATGTTTGATGATGGTGTTTATCAAACAGAATATTTAGTATATCAAGAATTTATTGTCAAATCTCTTAAAGAAAAATGTTCTATGGAATTAGTTGAATCTTATGGATTTGAAAATATTTTTAATGATAATAAAGAATTTTTACAAATTGCTTCTACAGAAGAAGAAGGAATGAGTATTAAATTCTTCAAAGACATTTATAAATTTTATACACCAACTGATATTAACACAAAATGTTATGGATACTCGTTTTTAAATAAATTATATATTTTTAGAAAAAGAGAAACAGATCTTGCTGAAGTTAAATCTAAATTTTATGGACCAAATCGCAGTAGAATTGTTAAAGGTGTTGGAACTGGTGCTTCAACAGCCAAATCAAAAGTAGCTGAAAAGAAAAAGGTATTACAAGAAGCAATAAAAAAAGAATCTGAAAAATTATCAAAATCCAAAAGTAAAAAATAAATAGATTAGTGTATTTTTGTATTTAATTATTTTAAATTAAATAAAAAAATTGAATTTAAAAATTAAAATTATAATACTATATATCTATATATAATATGAATACACAAACTTATTATGTTTATAATCCAACTGATTTATTTGATAAATTAGATTTAAATACTGATATAAATGTTGATGTTGACTCATTTTTTAAAAAATTTTCTTTTGAGGAAGTAGAAAAACAACAAACAGCAAAAGGAAATACAACACAAGTATTTAATAAAATAATTAAAGAGGATACTACTAAAGCTAAAATTATTGGATATTTAAATAAATTAAATCAACATAATTTAGCAAAAGTTGTTAGTTCAATTAGAGATATTGTTTTTCAAACAACTGACGAATTAAATGAATTAGTTTATCAATGTATTCAAAAAATAAAAAGAGATAATGATTTAATTAGACCATTAGTAGCGGCTTTATGCAAAGAATTCTTATCATTATATTTTATTACATCTGATAACGATAAAATATATTTTAGAAAACTTCTTTTGACTGAAGTTAAAAAAGAATATGTTAGTTCAATTGATTTTGATTCTAATGAATGGACAAAAGAAAAATCAGATAGAGTCATGATATTAATAAGTACTCTATTTAATGAAAAAATTATTGAAGATAAAATTATGTTAAGTATTGTTAATGATTTAAAAAAAAATATCACTTACAAACCAAATGAATCACAAGAATATTATGAACATGTTGAAAAATCTATTCAATTACTAAGTTGTTTAGTTTCATCAATTGTTTTAAATTCTGAATCAAAATTAATATTTGAAGGATTAGATAAATTTTTACAAGAACAAATGGTTATTTATGAAGAAGTTAAATGTATTCAAAAGAAAACTAGATTAATCTGTAAAAATATTGTGTTTGAATTAGATAAACATTAATCCTATATTTTACTATAAAAAATTCAAATCAAAAATTTATTTAATATATAAAAATATAAATTAATTTGTATTGTATAATGTATCATCATTAACACATTTAATACCTAACCATCCTTTACAATCTTTATTGTCTTTTTTATAAACAAAATCCTTATTATTATCTAAACGATTATTAAGTTTTCTAATTTCATTTAAAACCTCAATATTATCTTTTAATTGTCCATAAATTCCAGCATAATCGATTTTTTTAAAATATGTACTTACAGCATCAACATATGCTTTTGCTTTATCAAGACCTTCAGCTTTATCTGCTAATTCAATAGCATTTTTTATAACTGGATCATTTTTACAGCGGGGACACTTTCGTCACAATCTGGTTTAATTTCATATGCTAAAATATCAATTTGACTTTTTTTTAATTCAGAATATTTTTTTCCTAATAATTTTTTTATTTCATAAATTAAAAAAATATTTTTTTTATTAGCT